AGAGGTAGCGATGGAGTTGTGACGCAAATAGAGGGTTTATATGCTTTCCAGATTAAAGTGGATGGGAACTTGTATGTGCTATATGAAGATGGCACTACAGCACCCAATTTCTCTATAGATAGCAGTGGCAATCTTATATATACATTAACATAAAAGAGGTGAGATAATGGCAGAACTTAATTTAGGCAAAGTAGTAGGACCAGCCGGACCGCAAGGTGTACAGGGACCTCAAGGGATACAAGGACCACAAGGCATTCAAGGGGAGCCTGGACAAGATGCAGATCCAACCCTGTTAATTGATGATGTTACAGCGTCAAGCAGCAAAACATATAGCTCAAGCAATATAGACAGTAAATTAGGGAATAAAGTTGATAAGGTATCAGGGAAACAATTGTCAACAGAGGACTATACAACAACAGAGAAGAATAAACTATCAGGCATAGAGACAGGAGCGACCGCAGACCAAGTAGCAAGTGAAGTACCTTATTCTAATACAACTTCTGGATTAACTGCAACAACAGTACAAGGTGCCATTGATGAAGTAGTAGTTGAGAAAGTGCAAATTTATAACAACGCAGGATTTCACAATAGCATATTCAGAGGTAAATATTTAGGAACTTCTGTTACAGCGGCACAATATACAGCAATATCAAGCGGTACATTTGACGACCTATATATTGGCGACTATTGGACAATAGGAGGCGCCAACTACAGGATTGCCGCATTTAACTATTACTATAATACAGGCGATACAGCGCTCACTATTAATCATGCGGTAATAGTGCCAGATGGACAGCTTTATACTCATGTTATGAATGATACTAATACTACAACAGGAGCTTATGTTGGCTCTAAAATGTATATATCAGGATTAGATAGTGCAAAAACAACTATAAATTCAGCTTTTAGTGGTCATGTAGTAAGTCATAGAAACTATTTACACAACGCAGTAACCAGTGGATATGCAAGCGCAGGAGCATGGTATGACTCAACAGTTGATTTAATGACAGAAGCTAATGTATATGGCACAAAACATTATGGCAATGCAACCCAAGGAACTAACCTAGCAAGTAATGTTTATGTGGATAAGTCGCAATTTCCACTATTTGCATTAAATCCACAATCCATAAATAATAGGCAGAGCTATTGGTTGAGGGATGTTGCATCCTCCGCGAACTTCGCTCTTGCCGACAGCCGTGGCATTTCCCACGGCGTCAGCGCTTCGGGTGCTTCTGGGGTTCGTCCCGCTTTCTGCATATCTTAAATCATGCCCCCTTGTGGGGTATGATAACTAAACACAATGGAGGTATCTAATGTCAGTTGTCAAACGAAAGCGAAAGGAGTCGCAGTTTGAAGTATTCCATCATTTTTATAAAGTAAGAAAAGAAATGACAGACTTATTATTAAGGGACTTCGGTTACAGCAGCAAGAAATCAGAAGAGTACCTCGTTAAAATTTTCGGTGGTAGAAAATATGAGGAATTAACTGAAGATGAAAAAAAGCACCATGACTATAGAAATGCAAAGACAAAGGCATTTGAAGAGTGGTTTATCGTAGACCAAAGGCAGGCAGTAATGGACTCCCTAAGGAGTATCCAGGAACATTTATTTGTAGCAAACAGCATCTATCCTTATTACAAAGAAGAACTAATTGAAAGAAGAATACACCAAGACAGAGCAATAGGGCAATGTAACAGGCTTTTACAGGAATTGCAATATGGCATAGAGACATTGCCTGTAGATATCGGTGCCTATTTAAGATTTGCAGAAGGAATTGAAAAAGAGATCGAACTTATAAAGGGTTGGAGAAAGTCAGACAATAAATTCAAGTTTACTGAATGATAATTAACACAGGGTATTCTCTGTATATCCTCCGCGAACTTCGCTAATGCCAACAACAATGGCAATTCCAACAGCGTCAACGCTTCGAATGCTAATGGGGTTCGTCCCGATTTCGATATTGCGATTAAATAGGCATTTGACCGTTTTGCAGTAAAGAAAGGAGAGAATATCCTTCCACATGGTAAATACTAAACACGACACCTCTTCTTACGAGAATGCAGGTTATAAGCGTGAAATATTTAATTCTAACAACTTATACCAAGCCTTTAAGAAGGCTAAGCAAGGCAGTGATTGGAAACCACAGGTTCAGAAATATGAAATGAATGTTTTGGTTGAGATGGCGCACTTGCATAGAGAATTAAGCGAAAGAACTTTTGAATTTAGACCTTCGAGTAATTTTATATTAAATGAAAGAGGCAAAACCAGAGTGATCTCAGGGGAACAAATACATGATAGGACAGCAAAAAGGTGCTTATGCGATGAAGAACTATTGCCTTTGATAACAAATTATTTAATCTATGATAATGGCGCGAGTTTAAAAGGTAAAGGGATAGGCTTTACAAGAGACAGATTGTCAACGCATTTAAGAAAATACTACCACGAAAACAAAACTAATGATGGGTACATCTTATTAATTGACTTCAGTAAATACTTTGACAACATAAGACATAAAGAGTTTATAGACCTATTCAGATTAGCAGGTATTGATGGCGATGCTTTATGGCTACTGGAAAAGACAATCAATAAATCCAGGGTTGATGTTTCATATATGAATGACACTGAGTACAGTATGTGTATGGATGAGGTGTTTAATTCATTAAAACATCAATTAATAGACAGCAATCTACTAACGGGCAACAAATTTATGGATAAGCATTTGAACATTGGGGATCAAGTGGCTCAGATTGCAGGGATCGCCTACCCAATAAGATTTGACAACTATATCAAGATAGTAAGGCAAGTGAGATACTATGGCAGGTATATGGATGATAGTTACGTTCTGCACAAAGACAAGTCGTTTTTAGAGGAGTTGTTAGCGGACATTGTAGTAGTAGCTAATGAATTAGGTATAACTGTAAATGTCAATAAAACAAGAATATGCAAACTATCAAACTATTGGAGGTATTTGCAAATTCAATACTCATTGACTGACACAGGTCGGATAATTAAAAAGATAAATCCCAAAAGGCTTACAGCTATGAGAAGAAAGATGAAGAAATTATATCCTGTGCTTAACGAAAAAGAATTTGAAGATTTATTCAAGTCATGGTTCAATAACCACTATAAGATAATGAGCAAGCAACAAAGGCTTAATATGAATACCTTATACAACGAATTAAAGGGGTGAGTAAATGTACTCAATAAAATTAGCAGATGGAACAGTATTAGACAATTTAACATTAAATGGGAATAACTTCATATCAGACACCTTGATAGAGGAAAGTATCTTTGATAACAATTTAAGCACTGTAGAGATATCAGATGGCACAGTTACAAGCATATATAACAATATGTACTTGATACAAGTGACAGTATTTCAAGGTAAGTGGTGGTTTGTTTTAGCTGAGAAGTCAGCGGAGCAAGTGGAGAAGGAATTGCTAAATAGTAAAATATCAGAATTACAACAAATAATAGATACAATGTTAGGGGTGAGCGAATGATTACCTTTGAACAAAGACTAGAAAAAGCAAGAGAGTTTAACCGCAAAATAGTTGCAGGTGAAAAGGTAGGCACGATAGCAATAGCAGACTTAATAAGACAAGATGCTATTAGTATTGAGGATATGAAAGAGTTGGTAGCACTATACCCAGACTATGAAGTTGGCAAGGCTTATGTAGTAGGCGACTTGGTAGAGTACAACAATGAACTTTATGAGGTTATACAGGCTCATACTTCACAGGCAGATTGGCTACCAGACGCTTTACCAGCATTATACAAATCCAAGACAGTAGTAGCGGTAATACCAGAGTGGGTACAGCCCACAGGCAGTCACGATGCTTACAATATAGGTGACAAGGTTATATTTGAAGGACAGACTTATGAAAGTTTAATAAACGCAAATGTTTATAGCCCGACAGCTTATCCACAAGGTTGGAAGTTAATATAAGGCGGTGATAAATTGAAAGTAGCAGAATTATTGACATTAGTAAGCAACAATACACCTAATAGTATTCCAGACTCAACACTTATAAACTATATAAATAACCTTGAAGAAGCAATATACTCAGAGATCACTCAATCATTAAACATAACACCTTATCCTGATATAGAGTTAGTATTGCCAGTAGAAAAGACTTTAGCAGATGCAGCAACACAAGACTTAGCATTAATAGAGTATGGTAAGAGGTGGAGTGAGTTATATGAGTTTTACCTTTATTCAAGGATCGCACTATTCAACAAAGACTTTGAAGATTATCAAAACTACGGAGCAGCTTACAATGAATTGCTAGACGACTTTATTAAATTCTTCTTTTCAAGGAGAGCAACACCAAGAACGAATTGGAGATGATACTATGAGACTTCCTAATATGCAACCTACAAACAGAATGAAGATAAAACCTATACTGTTCTCAGGTATCAATAAAAACGAGCTTATAGACGATACTGAAATCTCTAGTGGCAAGAACCTGGACACACTCAATCTACCAGCTATAAGTCCTAGAAAACCTTTAAATACCATAGCTACACTTACAGCTCCACAAAACCTATACGTATTCAATAAGAAGCTAGTATACACAGACGGTACTAGCTTTTACTATGACGGCGTAGCAAAGGGCACAGTGACAGCAGGGGAGAAGTCAATGGTGGACTTTAACGGTAAGATAGTGATATTTCCAGACCTTAAATACTATGACTTCATCACAGACACTTTCGGGACGTTTACTTGTCCGTATGAGATACAGTATGCAACGGTACACTATAACCGTATCTTTGGTATAAAGGGCAGCAATGTATACGCCTCAAAGGTAGGGGAGTTTAACGTATGGGACGACTATTCAGGTACGGAACTTGATTCGTGGGGGGCGGATGTATATTCACCAGGAGACTTTACAGGTATCACAAGCTATCAGGATCATGTAGTCTTCTTCAAGAGGGATCAGATGTATGAGCTATACGGTTACACTCCTAGTCAGTTTAGGATATTGGAGACAGCTAAGGTTGGGTGCATAAGTAATAAGACCATTACAGAGGTTGGTGGAGTCCTATACTTTATGAGCGAGGCAGGAGTTTGTTCTTACTCAGGTGGATTCCCCAGAGTTGTAAGCGACAAGTTAGCACTAGAGAATGTAGCTACTGCTGCTATGGGTGGAGACGGAAGGAAAGTCTACATTTCAGTGGACGGTTATACCTACATTTACGACACACAGATGGACACATTCTTACCGTATATGGAAGAGTGCATTGACTTTGCAGCAGGGGATAATTCGTTCTTTGCTCTTACCACAGATACATTGTACGAGATTGGAGAAGGTACGGATCCTGTAGCGTGGGAAGTTGTCACCAAAGAATATGACGAAGGCGTCTTCAACAAGCTAAGTCTTAAGGCTATTAAGCTCAGAATGAAGATAAAAGAAGATTCAGAGGTACACGTATGGACTAAACTAGATAACAGAGAATGGATAGAGCATAAGATTATCTCTCAGAGCTTCTACGACGCCCATAGAGAGGTTATAGTATCAATACCAATGAAACGTGCCACTATATACCAAATCAAGCTCACAGGACTAGGAGAGGCTTTAGTATACGGAGAGAGAGAATACTATATTGGGAGTGATAAACAATGATAAGCAACCTTCCTGATATATCAAAGGCTTTCGGAGAAGAAAAGACCAACGAACAGATACTAGATTCACTACAAAAATATAGAAAAGAGCTAAACTTCCTTCTTATGAACCTTAACGAGTCCAATATGCCAGCGGTGGCAAACAGACTTGAGGGGTTAGATGGGAGTTTTTCTCAAATTAGCCAAGACGTAGATCAGATAAGCCTTACAGTATATGATCCTAATACTGGGATAGGGCAGTTAAACGTAAGAGCAGACAGTATAGAAGCCAGTGTATCTACCAATGAGGGGAACATATCCTCGCTAACTATAGATGTAAATGGTATATCGACGCTAGTCTACGATCCTAATACTGGGTTGGGGGCTGCATGGACAGAGATAGACCAGAACGCTTCAGCTATAACACTAAAAGCTAGTGTAGGTGATGTAGTCAATTATTTAGAAGTTAGCCAAACAGGCGTATCAATAAACGCAAACAACATTGACCTAACAGGTATAACTACAATTTATTCTTCAGTTGATCCAACAGATAAAGTAACTGTTAGTGGTGGGTATGCTTACTTTTACTTAAATGGCGATAACTACCTGAGATTAACAGCAGGGTTGGAAGGGGCTTTAATAACTTCTCCAAGTGAAAGACAAATATACTTTGGTGATAATGTAGCTGTAGGTGGAGATATAAGCATATTATATAACCTTCATGCAGGTAGTGCAGATTTTACAGATACACCAACAGTAGGTAGTGATGTTGTAGTAATAGCAGACGATGCAGTATATATCAACACTACCACTTATGGCATAGATATTTCAGCACCAGGGAAAACAGCGATAACTATAGCATGGGGGGCGAACTTAGTTTAATGAAAAAGTACAAAGTCGAGAATAACAAACTAATACAAGAAGAGATAACTGAAATTCCAATAGCCAACCTTGAGGGCAAAATAAGACGGATCGAAAGAGAGATAGAGATGGCTAGAACAAGGATAACAAGGTATGAAGAAGAGATAGCAGAGTATGAAGCAGAACTAAAGGAATTAAAGAAATTGGCAGGTGACATAAAGAATGTATAAGCTAATTCTAACAGAAGAAGAACGCAAAAACTTAATACTATTCCTTGAAAGAACTTCAATGACAGGCAAGGAAGCAATAGCTTATCTAAGGATATTACAGGCGATACAGGCAGCAGAGAAGATTGAAGAGAAAGAAGGTGACTAGATGGCAGTATCACAATGGGATCAACAGTTTCTACCAGAGGAATCAATAGCAGAGCTAGAGAATATAACAGCACAGTGGGAGACAGCGGACGAGGCCACAAGGAAAAGTCTTAATGCAAGAGCTAACCAGATAAGACTTGAAGGCGGTGGCTATTCAGGTGGTGTTGACGGCTCACAGTACAGTCCTACAGGGCTTCCAGTAGCTCCACAGATACCAGAGTATAACGATCCATA